CATTGATACCAGCGTATCGCTCAGCACAAACAGCCTCATGGGTCATGAGCTTTGACTCCACTTCTGTGACCATTTATCACGGCTCCTCGGGCCAGGTTACGTTCCAAGGGAAACCCTGCTGAGTAGGCACATCACGCAAGGCTTGGCGATAAACCTCCCAAGCGCCAGGAATGTTCTCGTTGCGCTCGAGATGCTTAACCACCACCCAGTCGGTTTCCTTCAGCTTCTGGCTGCGTTGCTCGCGCATAGCCTTAGACTGCTCGGCGTCCTTCTGGGCCTTGTATGCGGCTTCCTGCTCGGCAGCGGTCTGGGCAGGCTCGGTTTCAGTCGCGGGACGGTCAGTAAAGATCGGCCCAAGAACGTGCTTGGTGAACCACTTACCGTTGACCTGCTCTACACCTTGACGCATGGAGAACTGGTAGACCGTGCCTCCGGTGGCCTGTGGGCCTTCGAAGACAACATCAGCCCCCAAAGCCTCTAGCACCTCATCCGTGGTTTGACCCCATGACGGGCCACCGTTGTCTTTGGCCCAACGCCGGAGTTCATCCTCCAACATCACTTGGCCCGTGGCCCTGATTCTGATTTCCATGATTGCTCCTTATGCTCAGGCAATTGCAAGCCCTATGTACGTGGCATTGTTGACGTTTAGATTAAACGTGGTTTCCTGATTAACGATGAAACCAGTCGAGTCTGTGTCAATGGCATCCACACCAGTTACTTCTGCCGCTGTTGAGTTGAGATAAAGCGCAGAATCATTACCAGCAACTATCCCCCGTGCGCTATCGAAAATTACCCAATTCCCGGTAGAGTCGGTGCGCTTAATCAAAACTAGCCGACTTCCACCAGTAAACCCGCAGTTTATTGTCTGAGAGGAGCCGTTGCCAGTAAACGAAAACACCTTGCTTACGCCGGGGCAGGAGGCGAAAAGGTAGGCGACGTAAGTCGAGGCGTTCGCGTTTACGTTGGTATTTGGGCCAACCGAAAATGTTGTCGCCGTTGGTCGCGCAGACATGGGATTGCCATAACTTGAAGGACTCACACTATCAGTAAGATTCAGCCAACCAAGCCCATAAGTCGAGGCTGTAAACGAACACCCGGCGAACCAACCGACAGAACTTGACGTGTCTCTTCGTTTAATGAATATCAATTCCGGAGCGACGCTAAGATTGTGAGTTACCGCTTGCGTCTCTGTTGTAACCGAATTGCCCGTATAGCAAACCTCATCAAAGAAGCCGGGGGCGCGGCGCATAAACCAGTTTATGTATGTGGCCCCGCTGTCGTTCATATTCCCGGTGTTGTTGCCGAGACTTACACCGTTCTGGTCGAACGAATTTAATCCGCCCGACCCAGCAAACTCTCCGTCTGTGTTGTTGGAGTAAAGCTCTCTATTTGTCCCTCGCAACTTATCATTCCACACGGAAGCATTGCCGCTTGCGCCTCGCTGTTTTATCAATGCCAAGTCAGGCGGGAAGCCTGCTCCGGTAACAGAGGCATTTGCACCAGTGCCTGTTCTTGTAATGCCGTTGTACACACTCGTCCCCGTCGTCGGAGTTTTCATCGGGCCGCGACGGATGGCGATGTAGATGTAGTTCTTGGATGCAATGCCGACAGATGCTGTGAAGCCCGTGGCGTTGGGGTATGTGTTGTAACCCCCTGCCTGCTCAGCAGCCGAGAGGTTAGGCGAGAGGTTGGGCTGATTGCCAGAGACAGCCATGCCTCTCATGTTGTCGTTCAAGTACCAATTGTCCGCACCATCGGTTTGCTTAATCAGAACCCACTGCGGCTCATACCCAAGGCTGACCGTTGCATTGCCGCTTCCGTCAGTCGCAAACGACCCACACGAAATCACATTGTCCGTACCCGTCAGGCCAAAGCCTCCTGCGTCGTGGGCGAAGAGGTAGGCGACGTAGCCATCCCCAGAGAAATTGACTAAGTTGTCAGCGGAAACAGTAAAGGTAGTGGACGTTGGGGTGGTGCTTGCCCACACGCCAGTTCCAGTAACTGCTGCGGCTGTTGTGTTCAATGCGATTCGCCCAGTATTACCAAGCGATCTGTGATAAACAGTCCAGTTTTCGGAGCGAGTTGTGCTCTTAACAATGATGCAACCGGGAACGCTTCCAAGGTTGTGTGATATTTGGCGAGGGTTTGTTCCGTCCCCAGTCCACGTCACCACATCAAAGAACTTCGGCTGCTTGCGGAATGTCCATGAGGCGAAAGTGACTGCGTTTGTGTTTATATCCGCATTTGCGTTTTGCCCAAGAGAAAATCCATCTGTGTTAAATGATGTCAAATCTCTGTTGGATGCGGACGGGCCTTGCTGTGCGCCGTTCCAATCTGAATATAAATAATACGCACGCCCCCGCGCCGTATCACACAAGAAGTTGCTTAATGCGCTACTTCTCGCTTTCATCCAAACCAGCCCGCCCTTCGTGGACAGATCAATCCCGTTGGTGATGGTCTGGGTAGAGCCGTTGCCGGTGTAGAGCCACGTCGAGAAACATGACTCTATATATACAGCCTCGCCAGTTTTTGCGAATTCGCCAAAACCCTGTGCAGAAGCCGCGCCTTTGGTTTCAATTAGTGGCATACGGACTCCTTGCAGTTATCAAAGTGCCAACGCTTTGCAGTATTCACAGCAACAGCCTTTTTGCAATTAGGACATTCTACTTTTGGCTTCGGCTTGCCTTTGCCTGCCGCGCTCATCTTTGCCCTAGCATCTTCAGAATGAACTCGGCCCATCATTGGACTAGGACGACCAAGCAAAGCCTGTGATGTTTTGCGCTTGGTTTCCTCAGACGGGCGGTAATTTGTTGTGATCCTAGCAGCCGCAATAGCAGCCCTTCCTTCTACGGACTTAGGCTTACGCATCCTTTGAAGATGCTCGTCGGTAAACACGCGACCAACAAATCGCTCACGCATCATCTGCTTATGTTCCTCAGTATGCTTGTAGCCTTTCGCCCCGTCCCCGCCGTCCGTCATGTTGGTCAGCGGAATACCAAGATCACGCATCTCGGCAATCAGCAAGCACTCCAGCTCTATCGCCTGTCTATCGGAAACATTTTCCTCAACTTTGACGATCTCAGGAGCCATGCCAAGAGATAGGATTTTGCGAATCTTGTTCAGTTTAAGTGACTTGCGCTTGACGTAATACCTGGCTTCCTGAACATGAAAATGGCAGCGTTCACCCATACCCTTTCCAACATAGAAGGGTAGCTTGTTGCGCGGGTCAACTAGCAAGTAAACGTATGAAGAATTCATCACTTGAACTGGGTCTGCGAAGCCAACACGGTGAAAGTCGCTGATCCAACTTTAATGATCGTATAAACGTAGGCATCGATGCCGCTTGCATTACCCGCAGCAGGAGCGGTTCCTCCTTGCCACTTCGGGGTGACGCTAGTTCCGTCCACTTGAACCGCGCTGTTGTAGTACGCAGTAGACCCTTGAGTGACCAAGAAAGCAACCGTTACGCTCTGGCCCGTACTCATGGCCGTATTCAGACTTGTACCACTCGAGGCGCGGAAATTCACCGTCCAATTCGCAGAAGCATTGGAGGTGTAGTAAATGACCGATTGCGTGGTCACATCAAAATTGATCGTGCCCGTTGCGGCAGTAGCCGAGACAGTCGTTGTCTCTGCTGCATCATTCAAAACCATCGCCAGGGAGCTAGACGAACCGCTAAATGTCTGTGTTGCGGTGAAGGTCTGAGCGACGCTCAATCCGGCAATGGTCGTGGACGCATCAGGGAATGTGGCCGTCCGGCTTGCCGTCAGCGTTCCAGGAGTCAGCGTGACGCGATAAGAAGACGATCCACCAGCCCGACCAGCCACGATGATTCCGTCCTCGGACGATGTGGCCGTGCCGAAGGTCTGACCCGTGGCGTTATAGAAGGTATTAGCACCCGTGAAGGCGTTGTTTGCCGAGGTGCTGACGTTTCCACCAGATGCCCAGCTCAGCACTCCAGAGCCGTTCGTTGAGAGAACCTGGTTCGCCGTGCCATCTGCGCTAGGAAGCGTCCATTGGACGTTAGAAGCGATGGAAGCAGGAGCCATGAACCCGACATAGTTCGTGCCGTTGTCGGTGTCCTCGTACAGCTTCAGATCGGCTCCAGAGGCCGAAGTACCCTTGGCCGCGAGCGTTCCTACAACCGTGATGTTGTCACCCGCAGCGCCGGACTGGAAGTCCTTGAGCTGGGCCATAAGCTCACGAATGGCATCGTTGATACCACTCGGGGCGCAGCCCTCCGCGATGTTGATTCCATCGATGTCGGTGTTATCACCAGCGGTGGTCGAAAACTCTGAGATTTTTGCGCGTGGCATCTGATGCTCCTTGATCGTCGCAGTTTATTGCTGATT